TAGAGAGGTCTTCTATTGTCTTGTGGAGATTTTCTCTAAACTCTTCTAGCTTCTCATGTTCAGAATTTCTGTTTGCAAGGTTCTCGGTAAGAGTTTGAATTTCATGCTCAAGATCTCTGATTTGTCTCTGGTTGAGGCTAATCCGAGTATTGTTTTGAGAAATGCCATGCGTTAACTTTGTAATCTCCTTGGATAGGGCAGTGAATTGACGCTCTCTCTCCTGTTCGAACTCAATTGTTTTTTCAAGTTCGTCATAACCATCCTTAAGTTCCTTTGCTTTATTTTGAGCGTCGCTAATTCTATTTAACCGAAACTCTTCCTCTATACTTTGCGTACAGGTAGGGCATACCGTATTTTCTGTGAAAAACTTATGTTCTTTGGTTATGGCGGATACTTTTTGAGAGATCTTACCTCTAAGATTATTAAGTTTGACTAACTTATCACCAGCACCAATAACTTCTTCCTGTTCTTTGGTGAACTTATGAATTTCTTCCTCAGTCTTGGCATTTTCTTCCATGTAGACACCAACTTCATCATCCAACTTAGTAATCTTTTCCTTATTGGCATTGATGTTGGCATGACCACGATTTTCCAACTCATCGATGAAGTTTTGCTGCATCTTCATCTTGTCTTTGAGAGTTTCTTTCCTAAGATCAAGAGATTTGATTTGATCCTTCTTCTCACGGATCTTGTCCTTGATGAGAGCATTCATCGCGGAGAAGATACGAATATCCAACAGATCTTCAATCACTTCACGACGATTAGAAGTCGTCAGTTGCATGAAGGGAACAAAGGTGCTACTACCCAGAATCACAATCTGAGTAAAGGACTTATAATTCACTTTCAGAATACTCTCTTCCAGAATGCGTTGATTCGCACGATCATCTGCTTCCTTGTGAAGAGGAGTTCCGTTTACCTCAATATCAAACACGTTCGGTTTGATACCACGACGCACAAGGTATTCCCGATTATTGATAGAAAACTCAATCTCAACAACACACTCTTTCTCATTGGTAGTGTTTACCAATTGAGGTTTGTTAATCTTGCGGAATGGTTTATTAAAAAGAACAAACGTAAGGGCATCCAGCATAGTGGACTTGCCTGCTCCGTTTGTTCCGATGATTAGATTTGTACTGTGCTCTCGAAAATCAATTTCAGTCCAAGTGTTTCCGGTGGAAAGAAAATTCTTCCACTTAATTTTTTGAAAAGTTATCATTCAATCTAGGAGGAATAACGATATCGTCAGGAGTGATCACTGCATACTTGTAATTATAATGCTTACACGTCTTTATTGCAAGCTCATCGTCAACTTCAATTACATCCATTTCTTGGTCTTCATTGTCTTCAAGCATCATAGCGTAACGTTCGGCATCATCCTCATCTTCAAACAAAAACAAAACTTTGTGCCCATACTGGTCTTGAACCGCATAGGCACCGTCTTCTTTCTTATCTTTGATTGTGAGGAGAAACATTACTCTACTTCGCAAGCTTGTCTATACAATTCTTGGAAGATACCTTTGATTACATTTTTATCAAACTCAAATTCTGATTCGTCAATATAACGATTTAGAATAGAAATTGTACTTTCTTCTTCATCAATATCAAACTCTTCACTTTCATGGACATCAAAGTTCTCAATAATTTTGAGTTCTTGAACTCCAACAGTATAAAGTTTATCAATGAACTTTTCAAAGTCTTTTGGTTTTGACTTTTTACGGACAATTACCTTGACGATTTTGTTTTCATACTCCGTAGCATTAAAGAGTTTGTAGTTGGTATCCTCATAATAGATGTTATAAAATAATTTATAAGGATTGTTGATTGGGGTCAGTGTGAGGGTTTCCGTATCAAAAATGTGGAAACCACGAGTATCATTCACATCCGTCCAATACATCTCATAAGGATTTCCTAGGTATGAGATTCTTCCGTCTGACGATCGAGTGTGATAGTGTCCCGAGAAGACATGATCGAACTTCTCAAATAGTTTGCTGTCCAGACCGTGCTCCATGATGATTTGTCGATTAACTCGAAATCCTTGGAGTTCCAAGTGCCCCATCGCACACCTGCAAGAAGTCTTTTTGATAGTGTTGAGAGATAGTTCTTCATTTCCTTGATTGATCCACGGTAAAAATAAGATGTCCAGACCACCAACATTCACCTCTGTTGGTTGACTGTATGTTTTGATATTAGGGTATGTTTGTAAAAGAAGTTCTGGTGAATTTACTTCGTTTGTGTTCTTGTAGTATGTGTCATGATTTCCAATGATCATATGGACATCATACTTTTTAAGAGGGTCAAACACAACCCTCTTTGACCATTCTAGACTTTGATAGTCAATCGACTTCCGACTATCAAAAGCATCACCCATGTGTATGACTGCTTCTACTCCGTGCTCTTCTAAGGCAGGAAAAAATACATTTTCATAGAATGTCTCAAAATAGTCATGCAGATACTTGGAACCCTTACGTGCTCCATAGTGGGTATCTGTAATGATAGCGACCTTCATCGATTCTTATAGGTGATATTGTCCTTGATCGTATTATAGTCCGAACTGCTACCAGAAAGCAAGCTATCGTCAACCATCATAACCTCATCAAATCCAGTTCTCTCAATGATCTTGGTCTTGATGTCTAACTGCTTCTTCTCCTTTTGGATTCGGCGGAGAAAAGCATAATGAATGATCTGCGTAAAGTAAGCAAAAGGATTCTTGGATTTCTCAGGATCAAAATTATGAATGTACTGGACGCAATTTTCGATTCCATCAGAAATCATATCCTCCCTAAACATATAGTTCACAAAGTTTGGTTTGTAAGAAAGATGCGTTGCAATCTTAAGAAAACATTCACCAAGATAATTTGGAATTGGTGGTTTACCTTCCCACTGCTTTGCTCTTTCCTGTTTCGGTTGCTCAGTGAGGTCTTTGTTGAAAACCTTCATGTAAGATCTTTCAACTCTAGACCGATAAACAATCATCGCTTCCAATAATTCTTTGTTGTTTACATAATGTTCTGTTTTCTTTTTAGGCATAGCATCGGACTCAATATAATATAAGTTGTTATTATTATACCATACTTTGTGGGCTTGACAACATTAGAAAATGTGTGTAGACTACCTTTGTCCGGGTTGAAGAGTCAGCTCTAGCTTTCTTTAATATCTAACTTAAAGATGTCTTCTAGTTTCTTCCTAGCATCTTCTACTGAGGATATGTATCCCATCTTTCTAGAAGGTCTAGTAGAACCTGACTTATTATCGTTAGAAGGGTTATAAACGCTTATATCACTATCATCGTCATCATCAACATAATTATTGTAAATATCAATTATTCTTTCATCAGTAGTTTCAGTCATAGTAATAATCCTATCAGGTTTTATAATAAAGATATCATCAGAAGACATTTCAATCCAAGACTTGACTTTGATATGCATTCCGTGATGAGTATTATAAACTTTCATCGTAATTGGGTTTTGCAATAGAAGCAATGGATCTCCATCATTGTCGTCAACAGAGACCAATGATATTATTTCTTCACCAGATGTAAGTTTTATAATTGCGTAGAATTCGTCTCCCATTAGTTTTTTAGCGGTATGTTTACAATATCATAGTTAAAGTTTTCTTCGTTATAAACTTTTATTCTTTCTATTAGATGATTAAGGGTGTAATTTCTCCTAGACTTGTAGGAAATGTCGTCAGCAATATCATATAAAGTTGCTTTTGTCTTGTTATTGCCTTTTCTGAGGACTCTTCCAATACTTTGCAGATTTCTAATTCTGGACTTTGAAGGAGAAGCAAAAATAACATTGTGGAGATTCTTGATATTAATACCAGTAGAGAATGTTCCGTATGAAGCGACGATAATCGCGTTGTTTTCTCTCTCTGTAATCTCCCTTACTTTTTCTCTATCTTCTGTTGCCACTCCACCATGAACAAAGAAGACATGACGTTCATCTGCCTTTGAATTATTTATCAAATCGTAAAGGGGTTGTCCGTGCCCCTCAACACGGGAAAATAATATGAGTGTATTACCTTTAAGATCAAGGGCAAGGTTACGTATAAACTTGTTTCGTCTGTCATGATTGATAATGTACTGAACTTCTTCTTCAAAATTTTCGAATCTATGTGCAGGGTGTTTCAATAGAAGCACGTTGATATCCAATTTGGCAACGTGACCCTTCTTCATCAGTTCTTCTGTTCTGATGATTTTGTAAGAAGGACCAAACAATCCTTCTAACACCCATTTATGAGTTTGTGTGCCGTCAAGTGTTCCAGTGAATCCAAATCTATACTTACAATCTGCAAGTTTAGACATTATAGATATTAAAGACTTAGACTTGAACTGGTGTGCTTCATCTCCAACGACCACATTAAATCTTGAAAAATATTTGCGAGGGAGTTTGTAGATGGACTGCCAGGTGGTGATAATCACCTGCGAGTCAGTCTCTCTTTCTTTTCCCGCGTAAATTTTGTGACAAAATGAACCTACGTCCCAACCATAGTCTGCAAAGTCTTTATACATTTGCTCTACAAGCGAAGTCGTCGGAACGACTATCAGAATATTTTGTCCTCTCTCAACGTAATATCTCACAAGAGAGTATATCATCAGAGACTTTCCAGAAGCAGTTGGGGATATCAACAGCCTTCTATTATGTCTTAGGGCGTCGTATACTCCCTCTACTTGGTACTCGCGGGGTGAATACTTGCAAATAGCGTTCATATAATCTTTTACACCTTCCTTTGAAATGAAGTCATTGACCTCAAAAGGAAGACCATAGAATTTGTTATCAACAAACTCATAGGTATATTCGTGGTTCTCACAGAACCTCGTTAATTTATCCAATAACCCGACATATATCTCACCAGTCTGGGTATTGAACAAACGAATTTTTCCGTCCCAGTATTTGTTACGATACTGAGGCATAAACTTTGCACCTGGTACATCAAAGGTAAATTGGTCTGCTAATTCGTAGTAGACGTGCGGTTCTGCTTTTACCTGAAGATATACTTCATTCTTTTTTGATATGATCAAATGGGACATTATCCATAAGTTTCACCTATGAATATTTATTCTCCCATCTTAAACGTATATTCCAGCATCAATCTTTCTAGAAAATCTTTCAGACCTTCTAATCTTTCTTTTTTGTCGGGACACGACACCCAGTTTTGAAGATGAAGACTTATCGATTCATGTATCTGTCTCACATCCTCAATTCCCATGTCCATTGAGACAAAAGGTAAATCTGGATTGAAATCTTGTTCGTAAAGATTATCTTCTTCCATTAGTTAAATCCTGCTTGGAACTTGTGCCATTCTATAGAGTTCTTAATTTGATAAGTTCTATTTGAAATGGTCTTGATAAT